CAAAAATTATTAAGGCTGATGGTTTTGCTGCAAATTCATTTTTATCAAATATAATCAAAAATCCAAAATCAGGCGTTAGTAAAGCGAATCCAAAAAGGGAGTTGAAAACCCAAAAAAGTGAAAAGTTTATTTACTACGGAGGAGTGATTGATTTAAAAGATTGGAAAAAAATTCCTCTTAAAAGCAATCATGATAAAAATGTCTCCTCAGATGAACTTTCTAATGAACCGGTAACGAAAGAAGGTATTAACGTAGATCCAATTACCAATGAGATTTACAGTATTGCAAAAAATGAAAATGGTGAACCTATACGGAAAACAGTTGAAGAGTCTGCTATGTATATCATAGATCATAATAGAGATAACAACTGGCTAGAAGCAATAAAGTTGGATTCTAAGTATGAACCTTTAATAAGAAGAATATTTACACAAACAGGAGTATCTGCGACACAAAGTGTTAAAGATCCTTTACAAGAATGGGCTAATCTAAGCATGGATATAGATGGAATAGGTGGTTTAAGACCTAGAACAATGTTGAATGTCAGTTACCTACCACGAAAGTATAATATGGAAATATTCAGAAAGGATACAGGAGAAAGCTTAGGACCGTCTTTTTATTTCAACATTGATAGCCTCACTCAGAAAATAGATGATTCTGGCTGGACGACAAGCTTTGAAACTTATATGAGAATAAATGATGTTGCTTATGATTACGCAAGAGAGGAAGGTTTATTCAACACCACAAATGCAATAAACTCTATTTCACGACAATTTAAACAATCAAAACCTGAATCACTTGTTGATAAATTAAAAAAGATATTAGAACCTTTGGCAAAAGCAAAAGCAAAATTTGATGAATTCATGGCTGGAGCAGAAGAGTATCAGCTAAAATTACAATCTGAAAATCCAAATAATAGGGCAAAACCATTTGGCGAAGCATATCAGAATTATCAAAAGAAAAAAGAAGATGATTTTCTTTTGAATGATTTCGCCGATTCTGAATTGGATAACATGTTGATAGGTTTAGATGAGGTTGAGTTATTCGATGTTGATGAATCCGGTGATATAGCTGGATTTGAAACAGAGGTGTATGGAGATGAAGACAAAGAAAAGTTTGCTGGTGTAAGAGGATTACTACGATTTTTCAGAGATGCTCAAGAGGTTGCGAGTACAGGTGCATCAGCGACAGGCTTATTTCTTAGTGAAGCATACGGTGGTATAGTGGGGTTTGATAAACCAGAGAACTTTGAACAAGAACAGGCAAAAAGTCTATCTGAAGGTGATTCTTCATCCCAAACCACAGGTAATAAAGAGCTTGATCTCGTTAAAGCAGAGGAAGTTAAGCAAGATGATAAGGTATCTACATTCTTTCAGATAACAAAGGCATTACAAGAAAAAGCAAAACTAATCGCAAATCAGGCAAATGATATTGCTCAAACTGAAATAGATTTGATTACAGGTGGTTCCGAAGTTCAACGTTCAGAAAAAGAAGCACAGAAAGTTTTGGATAGATTAGCAGTATCTGAAGATGAATTAATAGATAAGGTTAATACTACTGTAACCGCAGGAGAAGTAGTTTCAGTTGGAACTTTATTTTCCAAAAAATATAGTGGTAGCGGAACTGCTGTAACATTTGATTTCGATAATGAGGAGGAAGAAATAACATTTACGTTGGAAGAGACAAAAGGAGTACAAACATTTACAACCCAAGAACAAGCACAGAATTCTGATGAAAGTGTTGATTTTAAAACAATCATCAAAAATAATCTTATAATAGCTGCAGAAGAAAAATATAATATTTAAGAAGGGTAATTATGGCACAAGTAACAACTAATGACAATTCGGATATAACCACCAATAGTGCAAATGAAATTTTAAACAGACAAAAAATTTCTAAAATAAAAGAGGCTAAAAAATTGCAAAGTCCGATTGTCAATAACTTAATCAAAAGTATCAATAAAAAAACGAATAGGGTTGAAACTGGATTATTGGCTTCTAAAGGTGAGTTTGTTTATCGAAAGAATGGAAAAACTGTTAAGGAGGGAACTGCTTATCACATACACTATACTACTGATTTAAAGATATTTTATATGACAAGATTTCAACATTCAGGAATACTTTCAGAACTTATTAGAAAGGTTTCTAATTTCAATACAGTTGAAACCTACAATACTCTTAATCCACAGCAATCTATGATTTTAAAACCAACTATTGTAATACCAGATATTGAGGACTATAAAAAAGAATTTATAAAAAGATTCTTTGCAAAAAAATCAAATGAGAAATCGGGTATATTTGAAATTTCTGAAGATGACTTTCAAACATCACCACTTTATGATTATGCAGAACTAAATTGGTTTATCAAAGGTAAGAGAGAATTGGTTAGAGAAACTAATATAATTTCTGTAAACTTATCAGAAGGGGAGTACAGCTTTAAAGGACTGAAAAAAATACTACCAGACTTTCAATACTATAGGGAAGAAGGGTTGGATAAGAAAGAAAATTTATTAAAAAGGTTAGGACAGATACCAACTACAGAACAAACCACTTCCACATCTCAAACAGAAACTCGAATAGAACAACCTAAATCTAATAATAAAGCGACAGGTTACGGTGCTGCTTCTGGCCCACCTACAGGAACAACTACGGTATCAAGCGGAGGTAGTTCATATTAATTTACATTTTGAGAAAACTATCTGATATTTATAATAAAATTAAGGTTATAATATGATAAAAAATAAAGTATTAGATAGTGGTTTCATCGAAGTTGTTGATTCACTAGGAGATGACCTAACGGTTGTTAATTCCGCAAGGGTATCCTTTGGTAAGAGAAAGACAAAGTTCGATAAATCCGATGAAAGATTAGTTAGATTTTTGGCTAAGTATAAGCATTACTCCCCATTCAGACACTTACAAGTACAATTTCATATTAAAGCACCAGAGTTTGTGATGAGACAATGGTATAAGCATGTGGTTGGTATAGAAACCACATCCAACTCTGCTACTAAGGATCATGCTTGGAATGAGATTTCAGGTAGGTATGTACCGGTAGAGGATTTCTACATTCCTGAGGTGTATAGAGCACAATCGGAAGATAATAAACAGGCTAGTGAGGGTGAGGTTGAAAACCAAGAAAAAGCTAGTAAGGTTTGGTCTGATGCACATTGGTACATCGTTGGCTTCTACAATGATTTATTAGAGATGGGTATGGCAAAAGAACAGGCCAGAGCTATTCTACCTCTATCACAATATACAGAAGTTTACTGGACAGCATCATTTCAGGCAGTTATGAATTTTATAGAACTGAGAAATGAGAAAACCTCACAATGGGAAATACAAGAATATGCAAAAGTATTGTTAGAACAAATGAAAGAAGTATTTCCAAAAACAACCGAATTGTGGAGTGAAGCTCACAATTGGTAATAGTAGAATCTCAAAAAGAATGGAATAACTTTTTAGATAAGTTCAAATCAACTTCTTCGTTGATTGTACCTGTACAATGTGATGATAATAAACATCCGTTGGCAACAAACTTGTGTTTATTATATGTTGTTGAATTAGAGGATACCTTTGAGTATATTCTACCTTTCAATCATACCGATACAATAAACTTAGATATGGATTTATTATGTAAGTTAAAAACTAATGAATCGGTATTCACTTATGATAAGAAAAAGCTGGCACATTTTCTCAAACTAAAAAATGTAAAAGACTTACAGATGTTAAAGTATCTGAAAAAGAATGAACCTTTGGTAATAGAAGATACTTTAACTAATGCACACGAACATTTTCATAGGGTAAATTGGGGTAAGGAAGATTTAAATTGTGTAATACCTATTTTAAAACACTTAGAAGCATGTAGAAAAGTTGTCGATATAGTTAAGAAATGTGTATTATATGATACTGATACACCATACAAAACTTATAATAACATCGTACTTGGTAACTTACAGAGCATAGAGGGTAATGGAATACAGACCACAGATGGTATGGTTTACTCGGAATATAATCCCTACACCGCAACAGGTCGTCCATCCAATAGATTCGGTGGATTAAACTTTGCAGCTTTAAATAAAAAAGACGGAAGTCGTAAGAAGTTTATCAGTAGGTTTGGTGATAAAGGTATGTTGGTTGAGATGGATTATGACGCGTATCATCTAAGGTTAATAGGTGATGTGATTGATTATAAATTCCCAAAGGGTTCTGTACATCAACATATGGCTAAGTTCTATGGTGTGGGGTACGAAGAAAGTAAAGGATTGTCTTTTCAATATTTGTACGGTCACATACCGGATAATGTGTTGAAAACCAACCCATTTTTTGAAAAAGTTCAAAAATATATGAATGGCATTTGGGCTGGATTTAAAAAGGATAAATTTGTATTATCTGATATTTATAATAAGAAGATATTTATGGAAAATCTGTCGGATATGAACAAGAATAAATTATTTAATTATCTGATACAGCTTACCGAAACGGAAAACAATATGAGAATATTATCTAAATTACTCCCAACGATAGATGATTTTAAGAGTAAGTTAGTTCTTTACAACTACGATAGTTTTTTGTTTGATTTTCATATAGATGATGGTGTTGACTTTTTAAAAATGGTTAAGAACACCATTGAAGATGATAGTAAATTTCCTGTGAAGATAGCTAAGGGTTGGAACTATCATGAGATGGAAGATATAACGGAGAAGTTCAAATGATTACAGACTTGAATAAAATATTAGTCGAATGGGCTTACCAAGTTAAGAACGGTAAACCAAATCACAAAAGTACAAGAGATTTAATTATATTAGATTCTGTGCTAAAGAACTTTGGATGGAACTTAATTCAAAGAAATGAATTAATAAACAATTTAACAGAAGCATCCCAAAGTAAACCTCTATCTAAACAAGAGAAAGAGAAAGTTAAAAAGATGGGATTGATATGGAAAGGTCAGGGTTACGGAAAGGAAAATGAAAAGGGTATATCATTCAAAAATGATGATGGTAGATTAGTAAAAGTTGATAAAGATGGTGATGGTGAAAAGAGTGGTGAGAAGTTAGACGAACCAAGTGAGTTTGAGAGGGATACAGACTCAAATAAAGATATTTCTACCGATTTTCAAAGAGATGGTGAAGAAAATGATAAAGAAATAGAACCTGGCTCACCTAATCAAAAAGATAAATCTTTGAAAAACGTAAACACTTCCGAATCAGAAGTATATTCTAATTCTGATACTGGTATTTCCGATGAAGAGTTTTTTGAAAAAAATATAGAATCAAATTTTGAAAACAAAGAAGATGAATTAAAAGAATCAGAATTGGATGAATATTTTGCTAGTGGCAAGATACCAAAAAAATATCAAAAGGTAATAACCCGATTGATGAATTCCAAAAATGGTAAACAGAGTATTACAGATTACATGACCGGTGTAGGTGCAGGACAATTACAATCTCAAGCAGGTGAGATACTTACAATGGCTGGTATAGGTATGAGTGGTGAAGAATTTGATAGTTTTATAAATAAACTAAATAATCACGTTGATAAGTATCCAAAAGGTGTTAAACCTGTTGTCACAAAAGATTGGTTAGAGTCAGTAAAGCATGTAAGGACTGTTACAAATAAAAGATATGATTCACAGTTTGGTAAAGGTAATTGGAATATCAGTAATAGTGCATGGGATGTTCAAAATGAATTTGAAGCATTAGGTAATGATGATTACAATGCAAATAAAGGGTATTCATCTGATATGTATGTTAAGTTAGAAGTAAATGGTAAGCCTGTATTAGATGAAATATCACTCAAAAAAGACTCAACAGCTAACATATATAACGGAGTTGTTACTGATATAAATAATTGGTCTGATAATGTACCACCGCAAGCAGATATAAAAGAATATAAAAAAGGTGAGATAGAAAGACCTGTTGAATATGGAACTAAAGCAAAAACATTGAAATATACTTCAGATGATTTACTTAATAAGAACGTAATTAAAAATAAAAATTTGAAAACTACATTAGCATCTTTAGGTGTTATATCGGGTACTGCTAAGAAAGGGTATAAGATTGAACCAAAAGCTAAAGAAATATTAGATAAATTAGCATCAATGGATATCCCACCACCAATAGATAGAGTTAGATTTAAGAAAGTTATGGGTACAGGTGATACAACTAGATTTAAAAAGTATATACTTATGCACGCAGCCGTACAAAGGGCTAATGAAATAGCAAATGGCAATGACGGTGAAACAGAATCAAGTAAGTTTTTAAATAACCACTTGGGTTATGAGAAAGGTGAAGATGGAAAGTTTCCTGAAGGTTCAATAAAAAGATATGAGAATGATACTATACAATTCTTAGTTGAAGATGAACAAGCTAAAGAAGGGTGTTTAAATGCTTTAGCAGAAAAGTTGCCTATGAAATCTTTATTAGAGGGTGAGGAAAAAATGGCAATAGGTGGATTATCAGCAGATCCTAAAACATTAAAAAGAATGTTTGGTATAGATAATTATAATGACTTCAAAGCTGGATTAACTATGAAAGAGGATGATTTAGGTCAAAATTACTTAGTCTATCGTTCACAAAAACCATCTAAAGAAGTTTCTATAGCAGAAGTTCAAGTAAGACAAAAAGGAAAAGGTTACGCGTCGAGTGTTGGTTTAGAGTTCGCTATTGCAAAGGATTTTGCAAAAGAGTTGTATGATGCTAATAAAGAGGAATATCCACCTGAACCAGAAATAAGTTCCAAAGAACGAAATAAGCTAGGCGTAGGATAATGAGAACTCAATTACTATGTACATTTGCTATTAGGTCTCGTATTGACGATATCACCAGAATTATTATGGAATGTAATGATATACTGTATAATAAAATATATGTATTTGAAAATCTAAATGATGATAGTCAATTAATCTGTACATATAACATTTCTTATGAGGATGGACATCTAACAGAAGATATTCCTAATACGATATCCTTACATAGAAAAAAACAAACCAATACCTTGTATTCCATTAATGCACTTAATGAGGTTATCAGAAGCCTAAACAATGGTGTGTTGGATAAAAAGTTTCCTGTACCTTGGGAACAGTATCAAAATACTTTACTACTAACTAACGAAAGTGGCTTGAATAAAATACCAACAAAACTTTATCAAATTATTGACACGAAAGCGTAAAAAAAATTGTATTTCACTTAACTGTGTGATATATATTATTGGTTACGATAGTAACTTAAAAATAACAATTAATAAATTAAATTAGGAGAATAACAAATGGATATTAATTCTATTCGAAAGCGTCTTAATCAGTTACAGACTACAAATAATAGAACATCAAATCTATGGAAACCACAACCCGGCAAACAAGTAATTAGAGTAGTACCTTATTTACATAATAAGGACAACCCTTTTATCGAGTTGTTTTTTCATTTTGGTTTGAATAATAAATCCTACCTTTCACCTATCTCTTTTGGTCGTCCAGATCCAATTGAGGAGTTTGCTCAGAAATTAAAACAGAGTGGTAACAGAGAAGAGTATCAAATGGCTCGTAAGTTAGAAGCTAAGATGAGAACTTTTGCACCTGTAATCGTTCGTGGAGAGGAAACTCAAGGTGTTCGTTTTTGGGGATTCGGTAAGACAGTTTACCAAGAACTACTTTCAGTAATTGCAGATCCGGACTATGGTGATATCACAGACGCTGTAAATGGTCGTGATGTATCAGTAGAGTTCATTACTGCAGAAGAAAGTGGAGCTTCATTTCCAAAAACTACCATTCGCGTAAAACCAAATCAAACTCCAATTGTTGAGGATAAAGCTCAACTCGAATCCATTTTGGAAAACCAAAAGGATATAACGGAATTATATCAGGAAAGATCATATGATGATTTAACAGAAGTGTTGAATGAATGGTTGAATCCTGAAGCTTCTGATGAAGAATCAGAAAAAGCAGAAGAAACTGTTAATCCAGCTTCTCTTGCTTCTTCTACTTCCGTTGAAGATGCTAGTAAAGCATTTGACGAGTTATTCAGTAAGTAATCACTAAGTGGGTGTTGAAGCCAACACTAATAAAACCGAGTGTGTGCAAAGAATTCTTTACAAAGCCGGATACACCCACTTTTAATTGGAGAAATATATGTCAGTAAATGACGAATTAGCTGGAGTCTTAGCCGACTCCTTAAATAAGAAGTTCAAAGACTACAAAGTAGCATACTTTTTAGATGGTGCGACAGAAACACCAACAGATATCAAAGAGTTTATTTCAACAGGTTCAACAATGTTAGACTTAGCAATTTCAAATCGCCCTAATGGTGGTATTGCAGTTGGTAGGATTACAGAGTTGAATGGATTGGAAAGTAGTGGTAAATCTTTGGTTGGTGCTCATCTTCTAAAAGAAACTCAAAAGAAAGGTGGTGTTGCTGTCTATATAGATACTGAAACCGCTGTTAGTGAAGATTTCTTAGAGGTCATCGGCGTGGATATTAACAATATGTTGTATCTACACTTGGAAACTGTTGAAGATATCTTCGAAGCTATCGAAGAAATTGTTGCTAAAGTACGAGAGTCAGATAAGGATAGGTTAGTTACCATATTAGTTGATTCACTTGCAGCAGCAACTACAAAGGTTGAGTTAGAAGCTGACTTTGATAAAGATGGTTGGGCTACTTCAAAGGCTATTGTGATTAGTAAAGCAATGAGAAAGATTACTCAGATGATTGGAAGACAGAGAGTTGCTTTAGTATTTACAAATCAATTGAGAGTAAAGTTAGGTGCTATGTTTGGTGATCCTTATACCACATCAGGTGGTAAGGCTCTTCCATTTCATGCATCTACTAGAATTCGTTTAAAGAACAAAGGTCAGATTAAGGATACTAAAAAGAATGTAATTGGTATGACTATTCTGGCTCAGGTTATTAAAAATCGTTTAGGTCCTCCACTTAGAAAAGCTGAGTTTCCACTCTACTTTGAAAGTGGTGTAGATGATGAAGGTAGTTGGCTAAAGGTTCTTAAAGACCACAAGCTTGTAAAGGTTGGTGGTTCGTGGTACAGTATGGAAGATCATGAAGGCAATGAAATCAAATTTCAATCCAAAGATTGGGCTGAAAAACTAGAAGATTTGGAGTTCAAAGAGCATTGCTATAAACTTATTTGTGATAAGGTTATACTGAAATACAGTAAAGCTGATTTGGGTATTGATGATGTGGTGGTTACAGAAGAGGTCTTAGGTGACTAATTCTCGCTACTTATCGATACTTAAAGAAATCAAAGATAAAGGTGGTGAGCTCGAATCTACAGAGCCAAACGATAAGGTATTGGTTATAGATGGCCTAAATACATTCATAAGATGTTTTAGTGCTATGCCAACTCTCAATGATGACGGTGCTCATGTTGGGGGAATAGTTGGCTTTCTTAGATCAATCGGTTACGCAATAAAGATAATTAGACCCACCCGTTGTGTTATAGTTTTTGATGGGAAGGGTGGGTCTAACCGTCGCAAGAAAGTGTTTAGTGGTTATAAGGCAAATCGTAATATGTCCAAAAGATTAAATAGAACCTATGATTTTGCAACAAAGGAAGATGAACATCAATCAATGATGTTACAACTTACTAGAGTTATAGATTATTTAGAACAATTACCAATCACTACGATAACTATAGAAAATATAGAAGCTGATGATGGAATGGCTTATATCACTAAACAAATTCTCAAAACATCTAAGATAGTTTTGATGTCTACGGATAAAGACTTTCTTCAATTGGTAAATCATAGAGTATCGGTTTGGTCTCCTACAAAAAAGAAGATGTATAATCCACCAAAGGTTTTAGAAGATTATGGTATACCTTCTCATAACTTTACATTATACAGAGCTATAGATGGAGACAAGTCTGATAACATAGATGGAGTTCGTGGATGGGGATTAAAAACTATTCAAAAAAAATTACCACTTTTGTTAGAAGATAAGATACTTAATATAGACGATATTATTGATGAAGATGAAAAGCTCAAAGAGTCAGAAGAGTTATTAAAAAGAAACTATGATTTAATGCAATTAGACGAGGTTGTAATTAGTACATCAGCAAAGATGAAAATATTAGATAAAATTAATGAACCTATAAATAGATTGAACAAAATTCAATTTCAGAAGAGATTCATTGAAGATAGGTTGTTTGCTACTTTACCTAATATGGATAGTTGGTTAGTTCAATGCTTTGGAAAATTAAACGAAATGGCTACAAAGACTAATGGGTAGAAGAAAAAAGTATAATTCCGAGAAGGAAAAGAAAGAGGCACAAAGAAAGTGGTCTATGGAATACTATTACAGAAACCAAGCCTTAATACAGGAAAAAGCTAGAGAAAGATATCGTAAGAAAAGAATAATGGAAATAAAACAAAAACAATTGAAGGAATTATATGGCGAGTGAAAACTTTACCCAATATGGTCCATCGTTTCAATCGAAAATAATATCATCGTTATTATCGGATAACAAATTCATACAAACAATTAGTGACATTATAGAACCAAAGTATTTCGACTCTGATGCAAATAAATGGTTAACTCAGGAAATAAGTAAATACTTTATGGAATTCAGAAAGTCTCCAACACTTGAAGTTTTAAGAGTAAAAATCAACCAGATGGAAGATGATATACTTAAAGTTTCTGTTGTTGAGAATCTGAAAGATTCTTGGAGAAATCTTGAGGCAACAGACTTAGACTTTGTTAAACAAGAAACCTTATCATTCTGTAAGAATCAGGTTCTTAAAGGTGCTATAACAGAAGCTGTGGATTTATTAGAACAGAAAAAATATGATGATATTAAGGTTATCATAGATGCAGCTATGAAGGCTGGTAGTGAAAGAGATTTAGGTCATGATTACATAATATCATTAGAAGATAGACTCACGGAATCTGTTAGAGAAACACAACCTACACCTTGGGATGCTGTTACTGCGGTTATGGATGGTGGATTAGCTGGTGGTGAGTTAGGTGTGTTGGTTGCACCTGCTGGTATTGGAAAGACTTGGTGTCTACAAGCTCTTGCTGCTCACTTAGTTAGGGAAGGTAAAACTGTAGTTCATTATACCTTAGAATTGAATGAGGCTTATGTTGGTCTAAGATATGATACAGTATTTAGTGGAACACCAACTGCTAATATAAAGTTCTACCAGGAAGATGTACAGAAAGTTATTGATGGCTTGAAGGGTAAATTAATCATTAAGTATTATCCCACCCGCTCAGCTTCGGTAAATACACTATCTGCTCATCTTAAACAGATGGAGATACAGGAAATCAAACCTGATGCGGTTATAGTTGATTATGCTGATATTCTAAAACCAACTACATTCTACAAAGAGAAAAGACATGCAACAGGTGAAACCTATGAGAATCTTCGTGGTATTGCTGGTGAGTTCGATATTCCGATATGGACAGCATCTCAGGCAAATCGTAGTTCATTGGAAGAGGATGTGATTGATGCCACAAAGGTATCAGAGGATTACTCTAAAGTGATGACAGCAGATTTTGTTATGTCGGTTAGTCGTAAAGTAGAGGATAAGATTGCAAACACAGGTAGGTTTCACGTAATAAAAAACAGATTCGGTATTGATGGGATTACATTTCCTGCTAATATTAATACGAATACTGGTTTGATTCAAGTACACGAAGCATCTACAGTTAGTGGTAAGCAAACACAGAATAAGATGGATAATTCAGAAGAATACCTAAGAAAAACTTTATCACAAAAGTATAAAGATATGGGTGGATTTGAATAAAATTAAGAGTATATATAATAATTATAATTAGAAAAATTTGTTACTAAGGAGTTACTATGGAAAAATTTAAGTTGTCAGACAACTTTGTTACTAAATACAAAAGGAAAAAAGCACCTTTCGGTTTTAACGGTTTGGGTGAGTTGGTGTATATGAGAACCTACTCAAGAATCAAAGAAGATGGTAAAAACGAAAGATGGTGGGAGACAGTACAGAGGGTTGTAGAAGGCACATACAGTATGCAAAAAAATTGGATTGAATCACATCAATTAGGGTGGAACGCGTGGCAAGCACAGAGGTCAGCTCAAGATATGTACGAGCGTATTTTTACTATGAAGTTCTTACCTCCAGGTCGCGGGTTGTGGGCTATGGGAACAGCCATAACGGAAGAAAAAGGTTTATACGCCGCCCTAAACAATTGTGCTTTCGTATCAACAAAGACACTAAAGGAAGACTATGCTAAACCATTCTGTTTCCTTATGGACGCTAGTATGTTGGGTGTTGGTGTAGGATTTGATACAAAAGGTGCTGAAGAAATAGTAGTTAAAGGAGTTGATGATAAAAAAACTACAGCAACCTATGTAATACCAGATACTCGTG